TCATCTGCAATTGATTACGATACAGATGGATTCTTGTCAAATGTTGCCGATTTATTCCCAGATAACTTTGGAAAAGGTTCTGATGATGGACGATATGTTGTCAACGATCAACTCTACATCACAGGCCGTTCATCTGTGCTTGGCGGTGGTGCTTCAATCAACGTCACTGTCCGAGTTAACTGCAGTATTGTTTCACTCTCTGCAAAAGATTTCATGGCAATTGCAATCCAATCAACAGCCGCAGACAACTGAGGTGGACTCAGTGTCTATTGATGAAGTTATCAGATTGCTACAGGAAATAAAAGACCTGGGCGAGTCTGGTAAAGAAACAGTAAGCAAGGCTAAGTCAACAGTAAAAAAGGCTAAGTCAGTTGCTAAGAAAGTAAAGCGAGCACCATCCGCGTACAATAAGTACATGGCAAAAACTCTGAAGCAACTCAAGAAGAAACATCCACGATCTAACCATCAAGTATTGTTCAAGAGAGCTGCAAAGTCTTGGAAGAGATCAGCAGAAAGAAAGAGGTCGATGAAATGAAAGTAATGCAAAAAGAACATGGCTATATTGTAGTTAGTTTAGGTGGAGCACCTAATCAATATTCTATTAGTGATTCTGCAAGTAATTGGGTTCAACCAGTAGTTCCCCAGGGCGTGTTTCATTCAGCTACTTATTTTGACTTAGCAGGGCTTAGTATGAGAGAGAAGACATTGTTCTTCAAAGGAGCAACTGTTCAGCAATTAGGTAATCCAACAATTACAAATGGTACTCCAGGTGATTCTTGTCAAGTATATGACATCATGACATCATCGCCAATGTCTGCAGACCAATTAACTTCATTTATCCAAGCAGGAAACTTTGCAGGTCTTAGTGGTGCGGCAACATCTGGATTAACTTTTGACCAGACAATCTATGCTCGAAGACGAGAATATGTTGTGTCTGTTGATCTTGCAACTTGGGGCGCTATGCAATTAGTTAGCGATGACCAATTGGGGTCAATGAATCCAACAGCATCTGACCGCGTATACAGTTATCGAATGGTTGGTGCATCTTTAGCAGGCACAAACAAAGACCTTGCTGTTCTAGGCAGTCGTCAAATATTATCTGCAGAAGCAAAAGAAGAACCAGAATTTGAATACCTTATGCGACTGAAGAGATCGTACGAACTACAAAACGAACCTGATGTCGATTGATATGTTATCTCCTGAATTGGTTTACCTCGAAACTATATTGTTCGAAGACAGTACAATTCCATTGACTACATTATCTAAGTTTCATCCCCTGGTAAGAATTCCAATTCTCTCATTTCAAGCTGCAGATATTGTTGCTACAGAATTAGCGATCAGAACTATTGAAGCAGGTGGCGCAGGAGCGCTTGATCTATACACTCCAGAAATACGACGGTACGAAGAAACCGCACTCGTAGGAATGGGAGGCATGAGAATATGAGTACAGAAGAAACTCCAATTGAAGAAAAGAAAACACCAACTACAAAGTTCGCTGAATGGCTTATGGCTAGAGCAGAGAAGAAAGAAGCAAAAGAAACATCCTTAGAATCATTGATGAAGTTCAACGTCTTTCTTTCAATTGCTACATTGGTCTCGGTTGCTGGAGCAACTATTGCAGACTATGTTCTGATGGCTTGGCTCTGGATCTAATACTTACCAGTATATTCCCACTCTGTTCGAGATGGAAACTTATTGTGAAAGTATAGTTTGACTTCTCGAGATTGTTTGCACTTGCAACATAGTTCTAAGAATCGAACTCTATGATCGTTGCTACCCTGGTACTCTCGAAGAATATTCGAGTGACTGCATTCCTCACGTTCGCACTCATCGCACATAGTTGGGTCACTCTTGCTCATTTCATCATGCCACAATTCTTCACAGCCACAGTACGAACAGATTGCAAACTTATCCTCATCGCTCATTCCCACACTCTCCCAAGTAGTTCGAGAGAACGCATACACAAAACATCAACAATTCCATGTCCTGTCTCGAAGGTTTCCTCCTCATCTGGAAATATCTTGCATCCACAGATCGCACAGTTCATTGACGAGGCCTCCAGGTAACATCGATGTCGCATGTCTCACAATATCCGAACCAAGCAAAGGTTCCATCTGTGAAGTGTTCCCATCGAGCTTCGACATCTGATCCACAAACTCGATGAAACATAGTTCGATTCTCCTTGGTCATTCCAGTCTTTTGTCCATTCTCTAGGACCATTTTGCGAACCCATGCACTAAAGTTAGGCATTTTCTTTGAGAGTTCGTATGATGTCGGGCATAGCGTTATCATTTTATTCCGCATGAATCGTCGTATCAGTAATCACATATATACATAGTCCATAGAAAAATCGAGTAAGTCCTATATCCTATGGCTAGTTAGCAACGGGTGGGAGCAGTGGGATGACTAACAAAGAGTTAGTTGTTGGTAGTGGCGCTGCTTTTGGGCGACTTCGTCGCGAAGATAGGACTGCAAGTTCTGAAAGGCACGTTAATAAGCCCGCTTTACTTAGTAAGTACGGAGTGGGGAACTAGTCTGTCGATTCGCTAGCAGAGAAAACCCCACTCCACCCCGTGATTAATATGGCTACAAAAAAGACCTCAATGTTTACGCTAACCGAACGGCTCACAATTAGTGCAGCCACAACAGACACCTTTGCAACAATTGACCTTGGGTCATATGTTGACGTTGGAGATCGTCAAGCTCTTCAAATTCATTCAGTTGATTTCATCACCCAAGGTGGACAACCTTACCAAAGCCTACCAGCAATGTTGGGTGGAAGTGGCATTCTAAACGTTCAAGTTACTGATCTAAACCGTGGCGGACTTGTGTTTGCTAACGACCGTGCCCTGGTTGCATCATCTGCAATTGATTACGATACAGATGGATTCTTGTCAAATGTTGCCGATTTATTCCCAGATAACTTTGGAAAAGGTTCTGATGATGGACGATATGTTGTCAACGATCAACTCTACATCACA